TTTTATAGTGACTACTACTTTATAAACACCATCTGCAAACTTTGTGTTACTTGCACCTGTAACTTTTGGATTTATTGTAAATAATCCAGCTGAATAAACATATTTATCAGTTACACTTGTAGGAAAATCTTCATTAGGACTTCTAGTTATATCTATACTATAGTTATCACAGTCACAACAATTATAATAAATACTAACATTAACAACAGTGTATACTCCAGGACTAGTAAAAATTAAATCTAGTAGATCACTATCTAGAATTAAAGAAGTACAGTCAGTACTTTTAGATATTTTCATCATAATATTATTATTTTACCTGCGAAGTCTATTTTATTTAAATTGATTATTTCTATATCTCCTGCTTTAGATAAATTGATAATTACATCATTACTACTATCTATAAAGTTTTTTGTTCCATTATATACTTGAACAATTGGGTTTTTACCTTTTTTATGATCTTTTTCTTTTATATGTATCTTTTTATTTTCCCAATCTACTATTGAAAAATTTAATACATATTTTAAGTCTTTCCACAAAATCAGATTATCAACAAAAGTTAATATCTGATTATCATTTGCATTATTTATTATACTAAAAAATTGGTTAATTACCTTTATATTTTTAGTATTTAAATAATTTAATTTCTTCTTTACTAACTCAATTTGTTCTATTACATCATAGAGTTTATTTTTCATCAGTAAATTTTAAAAAAAGAATTAGAGGGTATTACCCCCTAATTCTCTTATATGTTAAAGATTATTAACAAGCACAATCATTAGCAGCAGTGGCTTTTAATTCAACAAAACCATTACCATTAGCTCCAGTAGCTGATTGAGTAACAGCAGCATCTAGTACTGTTAAAAAAGTTGAAAGACCATCTGCTTCAGACCCACAAGGGAAAACAAATTTGGTATTAAAGTGGTTTGTATAATCTAACCATCCACCATTTGAACTAACATCATAAGTAAGATCTACCATATGATAATTAGTACTTTTGCTTATTACACTATTGAAATCTGAAAAAGCAACTCCAATTAAATCACCTGTTCTATAAATACCAGGTTTTCCAATAAAGCCACCAACTTGGTATTCAATGTTTGCTAAATCATAACCAGCTCCTTCTCTCATTACAGGATCAGTAGTAGTTACAATTGTACCAGTACATGCAAATCCAGTTTCTTGAACTTTAGAAACAGTTAAAACAGGAGTTCTTTGCTTGTAGTATTTAGTATTAACATTACAGTAGCTATTGATAGCTTGTGTAACACCTGTTAATCTAAGAGAAGGACATCCATCACCATAGATTGCTTTAAATCCAGTAGCAGCATCTGAAAGATCAGTAATTGTAGCTGTAGCTATATCATTTTTTGAAATAGCTAAAGAACCAACAACAGTACTAAGAGAAATAGCACCTGAAGCAGCTGCACCTTTCATTACAATAGATACTTTGCTAACACCATCACTTTTTGCTGAAAATTTTGTAGTAGCATTAATAGCTTCTGCTAATTTAGCTGCAGTTGTAATTATAGTATCTGCTGCTAATAAATCAAACTTTATTACAGTACTATCAATAGTTACTCCTGCAACACCTGCAGAACCTGCTGCTGCTGTTATAGTAATATCTCCTACATTTGCAAATGCAGAAGCTACCATTAATCCATCTTCATCAGCATTAATAGCGTCAATAAGAAGTTTTGTAAGTTCAGCACAGTTGCCTGTACCACATGACTCACATCCTTCACAACAACCTGTTTTAACAATGAAAGTTTTTGCAGCTTGGTTAAAGCCATAATTCATATACTTTTCATCGGTATTAATTTCAATTTTAAGTCCGTACTCTGTATCGCAATCAGCAGTAAAACTATGTACGTCAACTACTTGTTCAGTAGCTGCAGTATAACATTTTAACTCATAGCTTTGGATATCTTTTGCTTTAATTTTAGTTCCTGCACTTGTTAAAATTTCATCTTTTACACCATCACCAGTAGTATCTACTGCTAATGCTACAAAAAATTCATTAACATTTTTGGCAGTAGTTGCGTTTAAAGCCTTACCTGTGTTGTAATCAAATACTCCAATATCGCCAGCAGCTAAATCATCAACTGTTTTAGTAGTATCTACTATAACATCAGCAGTTGCTGCAGGGATAGGAATGATTGAAAATACATCATTATTTTTTGCCATTTTTTTAACAATTTAATTTATCAAATTAATTTTATCACGTTTAATATTATAATCAGCATATTGCAATTGTCCTGTTAAAACTAATACAGCAATGTCCACTATTTCAGGATGGGTATGAGAAGGAAGTTCACAATCTTTAAAGCCTGTTAATAAAGACCCATCTGGTAGTTTATATTGCGCAGCAGTTCCAAAGTCCTCTGCATTATGAATATAACCTGGTTTTTTAATATAATCTAATACTAGATTATCTATTATAAATGTACCATCAGAAAATGCTTTTATACCTTTATCATAAAATCTTAAATTTATTTCTCTCCATTCAAATGAAGATCTATCAAAAGGTGAAAACTCAAATTCATCATCATGCTGTCTAACTACACAGCTAGCACTAACATCTTTGCAGTTGTTTTTTGCTAATACTGCTTTTGCATGAACTAAGAACTGATAATCTTCAGGTAACTCTATATAATATTCAAAATCATTTTCTTTTTTAGTATATACAACTTCGTTGTTTTTTACTATAGTTCTTATGTCATCAATATTTCTTTGGTTCTTTTCAAACCCGAAATCAAATAGCATTTTCACCTTTCTAGGTTCAGCAATCATTTTAATAAAGATCCCTTGTGCCTCATTTAATGCCCAATCAATTTCAGGTATTCTAAGGTTTCTATATTGTTGTGAATCTACTTTATTAAGTTTTACCTTAACATCATAGTGCATATTTTTGATACTCATTAGCTATTTAACTTTTCAAGTATTGATACTTTTAATTTTTGATTTTGTGGATTGATAAAATATTCAACAGCATCATCAAATGAGTTTGCAATTTTATCACCCATATAATATATTGAAATTCCTTCCTTAGTTAAAATGTTTCTATGCAATGCTTCTAATAAAGATGCTCTTATATAAACTTCTTTATCATCCATTTTTGCATATGACAAAAATAATTCAGGATTCATTTCAATAATCTCATCAAGCTGAACATCTAAAAAATCTCTACTTCTACCTCTTACCATTTTTTCACTGATAATTGTTAGTATATTTACTAACTGATCAGTAGACATCTTTTGAGATAAGGTATAACATTTTCTTTTAACTTGTATTCTAGTAGCCTTGATTTCTACATCCTCTGCATCATCAAAAATTACATGACTTGCTTCAGGACATAAACCATCATTATAGTCTTTCATAGAATTAGCTACCATATTACTAGCTTTCAAGTTTTTAATTCTTACAAACTCTAAAGGAATAGTAGGGTCAAGAAAAATTGGATAATTTGGTAATTTAATTCTTGATGCATTGCTATCCCAATAAGAATGTGGTTTTTGAGCATTAAAAACTTTAGATAAATCTATACCTAATTTAGCTTGATACTCTTCAGTTTCTTCATCTGTCAATCCAGTTGCATAAGCACCTGATGCATGGTCATATAGAACTCTAACTGTTAAAGGTTGAGTAAAAGATTCTTCACCATCTTTACCATGCCACTTTTTCTTTTCTATTGGTCTAATTTCAACTAATGCTTTCTTTTCCATTTTTACAAAATTTAAAAAAAGGTTAGGAGCAGTATTGCTGCTCCCAACCTAAATATGTTATTAATTTCTTTTCAAAATCAATTCACCACAACGAGATACATCTTCGATGTGAATACCACACTGATCTTTAACATGCATTTCATAGTAATCTCCTGCATGAGATGCAAGACCTGTATTAGTTACAGGACCATAAGGATTTACCATACCACCTACATAAATTAAAGACATTCCACCTTTCTTCTTAACTTTCAAAATATTAGAATCACCACCTTGTCCTGAAAAGTCAAGGAAAGTAAATCTCATTGATTCTGTTGGATATCCAGTAAGAGGATCAATTTCAAAGTTAATTTCTCTATCATCATATAATGGTAAATGTACAAGTTCTAGTGTAGAACCATTTGCCATCATATACTTAGTAAACTGATAACCAGCAGACCAAGCATTTTCATGATATGGAGAAGATGTTTTATTAACAGAGAAATCTTCAACAATCTTAATGAATCCACTCTTAGCCATCCAATCTTGTACTGCTCTGTGGAACAATAACATACCATATTCACCAGTAAAGGCTTTGATATGTCTTTGAGAACCAGGAGCAACTCTTGAATAGAAGATGTCCATTAAATACTCTTCAATTAACTCTGTAGTTAAGTGAGAGTAAGTTTCTCTATGAGAATCTTCAAGTTGTTCTTGAATACCAGGACCATTAAATACTGGTCTACCATTAGCACCAAGTACAGTATCAGTACTGCGAGAATACCAATAACCTCTTTCTAATTCTCTATAGTATTGCTGCCAGTATTCTACCTCTGCATACTTAATCCAAGATTTATGGACAGTACCATTAGAATCAGGAATACCAACTGCTAAAACTTCTGTACTAGCATCACCTGTTACTCGGTATTTCTTTCTAAATCTAGAAAGTCTGTTTTTAAGAGTAATAGGAAGTGAGTACTGTGTGCTACCAGATTGCTCTGATGCTTCCTCATACATTGAGAATAATTTTGCCCATTGAGTACCAGGTTTTAGATACTTAACAGGTAAAGATGCATTAATGTCATCATCCATTAATCTAACTGTATAAACCCAACCACTACCCTGTCTTACAGGTTGTTCTTGGATTCTACATTGGAACTTCTTATTAGAAGAACCTGCATGAATAACATCACCAGTTACAAACCAATTTTCACTTAATTTAATTTTGAAATTAGTTCTTCCTGCACCAGGTTTCGCAATTCCTGGAATTACATTTTCAACAACTACTAAAGGCTTAGTAGAAGCTGTTTTTAATGACCATTCCCATTCAGAAGTAGAAATTTCTTTTTCTCTACCTGTAGCAACTAGTGTGCTTGTTAGAGAGTTATCAGAAAAATATCTCTTTGATGAAAATAGTTCTGCCATTTTTGACTCAAATACTTCTGGTCTAGCATGAAGTGATGCACCTAAGTGATTCATCTCTGTCATGTTAGAATGCCACTGCATTTGCTTAGTCACAAGTTTATTGCTTATTTTTGCCATTTTTTTAAATTAATTTTTAATCATTAAAATATTCATACAAGGCTTTTTTCCTCTTACCAGAGGAAGATTTTGAACTTTTTATTTTAGGCTTCCTTTCAATTTTATCTTTTGTCTTTTTTGTTACTTTGGTTTCTGTATTTCTAACAATATCAGAAATGTCAAAGTCATTCTTTAAAAGTTTAGCTATTACTAATATCTTTTCAGGATCTTGAAAAGCATTCTGCAAATCACTTTGCATTTGTGTTAAGTAGTTATTCTTACCTACTTTTACTTTTGCTTTAGTCATATAAGAATGTAAGTTTCTTTTATCTTCTTTATTAAAAGTAAAATGTCCAATACTTTCTATATCACTCAATCTTTGTTTCAGATCATCAGATAACTTTTCTCTCTGCTCTCTAGCTATTTGGTCTTGCTTTTTTTGTTCTTCGAGCATTTTCTTTTTATAATCTTCTTTCTGCTGTTCAAACTTTTTCTCATACTTTTCAGCATGTCTTTGCAATTTACCACCTTCTTTTAGCCATTCAATCTTATCCTCAATATCCTCATCATCATATCCTTCTTGCTTTAGTCCATACTTGACTAAATTTTCTTGATAACTTTGATCATCAATATCTCCTGAAGGATTATCAGTAGCTGCTTTTAAACTTTCAAAAAACTTTTTTGTATCACCACCACTCTTTTTATATTTTAAAAAAGCAATGGCATCTTCATCTAGTTCTTCAAAGAAACCTTCCATAGTTTCTTCAACTCTAGACTCTATTTCATTGTCTATAACATCAGAAATATCTGCATCCTCTTCAAAATCAATAGTTAATACTCCTTCTTGTTTCAATTTAGAAACTAACATTTGAGCATCACTTATTTCTTCTTCTACATCCTCTTCACCTGCTGCATATTCAAAAGTTTCTTCTTCAAAAGAAATTTCAGGTTCTTTTTCTACCTTAGTTTCTTCTTTCTTTTCTTCAACTTTTTCTTCAACTTCAGATACTTCTTCTTTTACTTCTTCTTTCTT